GGAGAATCTGACCGTAGTAGGGGCCTGCCGTGTTTTCGGGGTTCCAGTCTCCGGTAAAGTCCTGGAAGCGGATGGTCGCCTGTCCTGGGCTGAAGTTGGCGAAGATTCGATCTCGACCGCGCCTGATGCTGATCTGCTGGACTAGGTGAGAGATGTCTGCTCCTCCAGCTGAGCCGAGTCCGAGAATGTTAGTTCCGAGGATTCCTTCGGTGAGGTCGCCGAGCTTCAGGGACACTCCGAACGCGACTCCTGTTCCCAGTCTGATCTGGACCTTCGGGAGACAGGGGAGAGCCATCAGTTCGAGTAGATCAGCTGAGAGCCGTTGCGCTGGGCGTTCACTAAGCCCTGCCGGATGGACTCGATCAGGTCGGTTTCGGTGGTGACAGAGCCGTATACGTTCACTGTGACTCCTCCCATCGTTCCGAGCCGGTCGAGAGGGATCACTGCTTCGGGGCCTGCTTCGCCGATGACAGCGAGAGTCGGACCGGAGACGACTCCACCATCTGCCATGAAGCCAGAGAAGTCGAGGCCGGGAGGAAGCATCGCAGCAACTCCTCCATACCCTCCGACTGTGCCGTAAAGCGTTCCGTTCTCTGTGGCGAACTGTATCCCTGCTTTGCGGAGGAGTTCGTTCATGAGCCCGATGGCTGTTCTGATCTGGCCTGTGTCGACTTTGATCAGGATCGCGTTCCGGTCTGCGACTGAAGCGGTGATGAGTAGCTCTTCGGCAAAGTCGATCAGAGCAAGCTTGTTATCGTTGAGGGCTGTCAAATACTCGAAAGAGTTCTGAGTACCTTCAAGCCATGCTTTGTCGGAATACTCAGCAAACTCTTCGGTGCTTTCGATTAGCGACATGAACTCATTCTCAAATTCAAGTTTTGATCGGTAGTTGTCGACAGCAGCCGAGGCAATCGCTAGGGCCTGAGCTTGCGCTTCAAGAGCCTCATTAGCTGCTTCCATTTGGGCTGCTGCTGCTTCCTCAGCTGAGGCAAAGCCCTCGACGTCGCCAGCTGCTTGTTCTGATGCTCCTCCGAGGGCGGTGACAGCTCGCGCTCCGGTAATGGCTGCGCTTCCCAACGTTGAGGCGACTTTTACAAGGGTCCCGACTTTGACTCCAAATATCTCATAGTTTGAGACGTCTCTAATTCCTTGTAGTAATCCGAGAACTCCTTCGAGGGCGTCGGCGAGAGCCGGGACTAGTTCTTTTCCGACTATCAGTGAAACATCTTCCCAGACATCGCCCAGGTTCTTAAAAGCTGCGTCGAGCTCCTCAGCGTCTCGAACAGCTTGGTCATCAAAAACTTTGACGTCAGAGACGTTTTCAAGAGCTTTTATGAGTTCGTCGGCTCCCATGCCGACCATTCGTGACAGCTCGGTCCAACCTCTGCCCAAAAGTTCGGTCGCTGCTTTGGCTCGCGCTGCCGGGTTTTCGATTCGGTTGAGAGCGTCGATGACGTTGAGGAAAGTTTTGTTGACGTCCACAGCTCCACTGCTGGTGCGGGCGATCTCTGCTCCGATGTCTTTGAAAGCGTCTGATCCAGATGCGACAGCGCGGTTCATCTTGTTGAGAGACGCCAGGAGCGTATTTGATTCAATGTTGAGGTCGCCTGTCACCTCAATTAGCCGGGAGGCTTCCTCGACGGTGACTCCAGTGGCGTCGGAGAACTTGCCGACTGCGAGCCCTAAGTCTCGAAAAGCTGTGACTGCTTTGGCTGCGAACGTAAAGACAGCCGCTCCAGCAGCAGCAGCGAAAGTCAGAGCGTTAGCTTGGACAGCTGCGAACGCTCCTGAACCAGCAGCTTTGAATTTCCCCATTGCTCCGTTCGCTGCTGCGACGTCTGCTTTGAGTTTGGCGAAGCCTGCCGTCGCTCCTTTTATCCCTTTGTCGTCGAAGTCGGAGACGATGGGGACTCTGATCGCCATTAGCGGGCCGACTTTCCTTGATTAGTGGCGAGGCGTCCATTCACCTGAATCATTACATTCTTGATGAGTTGCTCCATTTTTTCGATGATTCTCGGTAGTCGAGCATTGACGGAGGGCCACAAGGTCCGAGCTGGTGTGCCGTTCTTACCTCGGAAAGCTGCGCCGAGACTCCCAGTGTTAGCGAACTCGAAGATGGCAGCTCCAGCGTTCATGTTCACGACCATAATTGTGTCATTGGCTTTTTTGGTTGTCTTGATACTGGCCTTCGCTCCTCGCGCTGCGAGGTTGCCTGTTAATGGAAATTTTTTGTTTCCTCCTTGCTGCCAGTTGCGAGCTGTGCCGGAGGGGTAAGGCTCAGCGCGGTATTTCTGTTGCGCTGCGTCGATCGCTGGTTTCACAATCGCTTTCACGTTCCGATCGAATGACCTTCTAATCTCGGGGTCAATTTTTCTTAGCTCTCGAATAGTCTCTTTCACGCCTTCAATTTGGACTGTCATTTTTTCTGGCCTTTGTTCAGTAATTCGATAACAGTGTGAAGGTCGCGGTGATCGAAGGGAATGTCTGGAGGCCACCAGCCGACAGCGACTAGAACCTCAGCTAGTCCGCGTCGGTAGGTGCCTCGGGGGTAGGGTTTGCCGATTCTTTTTCAGCGACCTCCAGCACTTGTACCTTCTTGATGAAGTCGTCGAGCATCATCGGACATTGGATTTTTGCTAGTTTCATCGCTTCGTGAGCCATATAAGCGAGATCCTCCGCGCCGACACCATTAGCGAGGTCGGACGCTTTCCTTTTGAACTTTCGCTCCCAAAGGACAGTGATGTACAGGTTTGTCTCGACAATTACTGGACCATCGCCGATGTCGACTTTCAGGTTCATTTTCATGGTGTCGGGCCTTTCAGGGTCAGGTGGTTATGTCTCGGGCGAAGGTGCCTCCGGTGAACACTGCTTCGACTTCGGAGAGTTCTCCGACTGTCGAGTTGATAGGGGTGAAGCTGGAGAGCATTGCGTTCGTAATGGTGTACTCAGGGTTGGTGGCTGATTCGGTGGAGCCGGATGGCGAAATGACCAGGGTCGTATTGCCCGCGCCGACAGCTGCGAAGAGTGTCGCTTCGATTTCGCTTGCTCCGTAGCTGTTGAACATGGTCAGAGTGACCTCGACGTTCTGGAGGCCTTGCGTGAAGGTGTGTCCGTTTGATCCCATAGCGGTCGTCTCTAGAGGGTCGTAGCCGACTGAGAGCATCACTGACTTACATTGGTCGGAAACATCGACAGCTCCGATCAGGACGGTGGCGTTCGATAGGAATGTGGTTGTAGCCATTTGTGGGGGCCTTTCTTAGTTGCGCCTGGAGGCGATTCTGATGGTGAGGTCGTATGCCGGGAGTTCTTGGGAGCCGATGATGGCGGTCGTCGGCGAGCCTGCTGTGACGGCGAGGCCAGCGTCTGCCATGAGCGTGTCGATGGTCGTGAGGAGATAGTCAGCGGTGTCGAGGTTCCCTGGAGGGGCTCCGAGGACTCTGATGGTGAAGGTGATGTCTCCGACGTTGCTGGTGAAACTGTCAAAGGTCGGGAGCTCGATGAACACTGTCAGAGGTCGAGCGTTGCGCGGGTCGGTGACGGGGACCAGGCCGAGCGCGGTGATTCGAGTGGCGATGGCACCTCTCGCTTCGGCGAACATTCCGGTCGCTGCCATCAGGCGACCTGGCTTCGGTTGACTCCGAGGAGCTGATGGATTCGACCCATATTCACGACCTGCCCGCCGACTGGCATGGTCTCATACGTTTGGAAGCTGTCGATCGAGCCTCGCTCCCGGTAGAGGGCTGCTGCGTACAGGGTCGTGCCGAGCGTTACGTCGCTCGACGGGCTGGTGCTTGCGCTGTCAAAGTAGCCTGCCTCGACTCGCTTTCGGAAGCAATAGGCGTTCGCAGCGTTGACACAGGTAGCGATAAAAGCGGTGTCGTTCGCTGTGGCTGCTGAGATGCCGAGGAACTCGACGACGAGCGCTGAGGATGTCCAGGTCGGTGTGATCGTCCAGGTGAGCGTTCCGAACGGATCAGCTGCGGACCTTTGGAGGACATCCCCAGCGTCGATGAAGGCGAGCTGATTCGGGATTATTTCGTCATAGTTGAAGTCGAGGTCTCCTTGTGAGGTGACTCCGAGGAAAAGGTACTGAGGCACGGCGATGATGACGTGCGTGCCATTCAGGTCATGCCCCAGTCCCGACACACTGACCGATTGCCCGACAGCGATGTCGGTCGGTGTGAGGGTTTGGATCACGGCGACATCATCGAGCCTCTGATGATGTGTGATCGAAAATGTCGCCATGATCCTAATTCCTTCCGTCGATCAGACGAAAGCAGCCTTGATGAACTTCGTCGCGTCGAGCATGACCGAGGAGAAGTACCCTCGGAAGGCGATGGTGCGAGCGAGCAGGCTTGGGTTCTCGATGGATACCACGCCTTTCTGCTGTTCCCAGTTTTCGAATCCGTCAGGATGTCCGATGATCATGGTGCCGTTTGAGGTGTTGAGGAAGTTGCGGTCGACGACTACTTCCAAGCCGAAAGCGTTGCCGTTGTAGCTGGTTGGCGAGGCGGTGCCGAAAGCGTTCATCGGTCCGACCTGTGGGAACAGGGGTCGACCGTTGCCATCTTCCAGCTTGCCAAGGTTGCGCCAGGCGACCGGGGACAAGAATAGGTGCGTAGGTAGCCAGCCGTTCGAGTCGGAAAGGATGTCGCTCGCAGCGGTATACATCCAGGTGATCCAGTCGGTCGGATCGGCAAGGTTCGCAGCTGTGAAGTTGTTGGTGTTGGTGGTGCCGGTGGCGAGAGCGTCGGCTGCTACGTCGTCGGTCTGGTTCGCGTAGATACGGGCCATGTCGTCGATGAGAGCGTTCAGCACTTCAGGTGAGGACCAGTCGATCGAAGCCTCAGACAGCTCGACGTAACCTCCGTAAATGGCCTTCGTGACTTGGATGTCGTCGACGACGAAGGTTCCAGACTGGATCGTGGTTCCCTGCGTGACAGTTCCGATGGAGGTGTTCGTGGTGACCTTCGGTCGGATAAACACTTTTCCGGATTGTGGCATGGCGCGGGTGCCGATTGCGTCGACGACCGGACGGAGGCCTCGGAAGTTATTGTAGACAGGGCCGACCACTGGGATCGGAAGCACGCCATCAAGGTCGGTGGTGGTGACATCGGGAGCTGCTGCTTTGATGTTGGCGTTCATTTGGGCGAACTCGGAGCCTCCAGCGACGAAGGCAGAGATGTATTCGCCGATCGAGGGGAGTTTGAACTCTCGGCGCGGTTCAGCGTAGAGAGGGATGGTTGGGATCGTTGCCGGAGCTGATGCTTCGACCTGGGTTGGTTCTGACATTGGTTCGACCTCCTGGTCGGTGGTTGGGGTTGGGGTTTCGTCGGTTTCTTCGTCCTCAGGGCTGGATGCTGCGACCTTTTCGATTCGGGCCTGCTCGAAAGCAGGTTCGGCGACGATCGACAGCTCTGTCCAGCGGGCCTCCTCGACGACCATGGTGCCATCGGGAGAATGTGAGAACTTGGTCGGTACAACTCCGACAGAGACAGAATCGAGGGCTCCCATGAGGAGCAGAGCCATCGTGTCGTCTGCGTCGCGGGTCGAAGCTAGGCGCGCGGTGAACATCATCCCCTCGGAAGTGTTCGCTCGTTCTGAGACGAGTCCGCGCACCTTAGCCGGATCATGACCTTCGAGAAGTCGGGGCGGGCGACCATCCTCGGGGAGTGATCCTGGCATGAACATGACTTTGGTGCCGAGGCTGTCGGTGGTGGTGACGTTCCAGGGGACAGCGAGGCCGGTGATCGAGCGTGAAGGCTGTCCATCGGGAGCAGCTGCGTCAACCGTAAAGGAGCCTGAAGTGAGTCTAAGCATCGTATTCGACTCTTTCTGAGGTTGGGGTGGTGACTAGCGGAGAGTCCACTAGGTCGTTATCTCCGAGATAGTTGTCGAGGTCGAACTCGATGTGCTTTCCAGCTGGTAGCACATTGTTTCCAGAGAGCGTCTCTTGGAGACAGTCGAGGTATGGCTTAGCTCCGAACAGATAGAGATCCTGTCGGGCTTGGATGGCGTTCTGGTACGTCATGCCGGTCCCAGTCGGAGCGCCAACCAGATAGGGAGGGATGTTGGCGAGGCGGGCCAGTTCGAGGGACTGATATTGGCGACCTTCGACCAGCTGGAGCCGAGAAGGGTCAGACTG